AGGAGCCATAACAAATGGAGCTTATATTGAAAGTAGTACTTCTTTTCAATTAGCGCCTGGAGGAGCTTTATCAACTACATTTTTAACAAATGGTAAAGTAGGTATTGGAACACAAACACTAACCAACACCGGTCTTACTATAAAAGAACAGTTAACTATAGGAACAATAACAACAGCAACCACAGAACCTACAAGTGCATTAGTTGCAACAGCTGATGGTTTGGTTAAAAAAATAACAGCAGCACCTATACCCCTAGGAGGCATTATAATGTGGTCAGGAAGTATAGCCACCATTCCTAGTGGATGGTCCCTTTGTGATGGAACTAGTCCCACGCCTAATCTCCAAAACATGTTTATAGTTGGAGCAGGAGATACTTATGCAGTTGATGCAACAGGTGGGTCAGCAGATGCAGTAGTGGTATCACACAACCATACGTGGTCAGGAAATATAAACCCATCTTCACACAATCATGGATATACAGGAAGAGAAGGTAATGCTTACCCAGATGGGTCAGGTGATGACACTCAACCTGGAGGTAGTAATTCTTATCCTAGAGTTACACAGCAAAAATCGGTAAGTCTCGGAGTTAATGGAAGCGTAGCGTCTACAGGAGCATCAGGTACTAACAAAAACTTACCACCTTACTATTCTTTAGCATATATTATGTATGTTGGCGCGTAAGAATAATTAATTTAATTTAAATAAAATGACAAGAAAAGAAATAAATGATTTAAATGGTTTTGTAAGCAGGTATAGAGAAATTCAACTTTCTTTAGATCTGATGCAAAAAAGCATTGAGAGTTTAGCAAAGAAAAGAGATGGTCTTTTTGAAGAAGTTGATGGAATGAAACTTAAAGAAAAAAAGTTTATTGATAAAATTGCTAAAAAATATGGTGCTACCGAAGTAACACCTAATAAGTTAATGAAGTATATAAAATGATTTTAATTATTAAAAACATTCTTGGTATTCTAACAGACCCAAAGAACACTAGAATGTTTTTATTGGGTGGGATTGGAATATTATTATTTTTATTGGTTAGACAGTGTAATGAAACTGAAGAAGCAAAAGGAGAGGTTACAAGATTTCAAAATAATCTTTCGGCAGCTAATGATACTATTCTTAATTATGTAAATGAGAACGGTGAATCTGTTGGTGAGATTAAAGGTTTAAATTTATCTTTAGAAGAATTGAGAGATAGTTTAAAATATGAAAAAGGCAGACCACCTATAACAATTGTTAAATATAAAACAATCATTGAAGAAAGAATAGTTAAAGTTCCAGTTAAAACAAAAGACACTGTAGTTAAACAAGATGGTATTGAATTTGGTTCGGTATTAAGTTTTAACTCAAAGAGTGAATGGGAAAAGAGCTCAAGATTAATCGGTGTATCTTTACCTTATACTTTTAAAGATAGTTTAATGTTTGGCTCTGCAACAATAGAATTAAAACAAAATATATGGTTAGATGCAACACTGTCGCAAGATCAAAATAATAAGGAAGTTTTTATAAAATTGACTTCTGATTATCCTGGTACAACATTTAATAATACACAAGGGATTATGATTGATCAGAATAGTCTTGAGTTTAAAAGTATACAAATGAAAAATAGAAAACCTTTTGGTTTCGGAATTAATATGGGTATGGGTATTACTGGAGATGGTAATTTTGGACCTTATATTGGATTAGGAATTTCTTGGAATCCAAAGCTTTTGCAATGGTAAATAAATAGAATAGAATGGAATCATCAAGGTTTATACAAATATCTGAGCAAATACTTATAGAGTATGTTTATACTAGTCAGGCAACACCGACTACGTTTAATACTGCTACATACCCTATTGAGCTTATGAGGGATACTAATACTAAAGGAACTTATTTCTTTAATACCGATACAGTTTCTGCTGTGATGGGTAATTATAGAGATATTTCTGCAGTGTCTAATAATACAGCTAGAACACAATATGTTTCGCTAGATACTGATATAGGTGTTCCATATAATGACTTTAGTCCAGCTCTAACCGATTCGGCTAATCTTTTACAAACGTTTACTCCGGAATTGGATGTGGCTTATGACAAGATCAGAATTCATTTTATTTCTGGATTTAGTTTTGAAGGATTTGATGGAATTGTCTTTGAATCATTAGCACCAAGGAGAGATGGTGTAATGTTAAATCTTTCATCTATTAATTTTAATAAATTAGATACCCCAACATTTAATCCTGATCCGTTATTAATTGCAGATAAATTATATGCTACTTTTATTGAATGGAGAGTTCCTTCATTATATTATATGAATAATTTATTTAATGCATCAGATCCAAATGGTGTTGCTTATAAATTAACAGAAGGCCAAGGGTTTCTTGGGACTCCTGCTATAACATTAAAGGCGAGTGGTATTTTTCAAACTATTACTGAGAATGCATATAGCTTTTATGAAATGCAGGAAATTAATTCTGTTTCAATTTTAAATAGAGATATTTATGATAATTTATATGCTGAAGTAAAACAATCAGACGGTGGAGATTATTTTGAATTGTCAGGGCAGGTTACAGGATCTACATTTAGCAATTTTATTGCTCAATTAAATTCATCAGGTGGTAACTATGTTGTTTTTCATGAAATAAGTGTTACAGAACAAGTTGGGCAAGTATTTTCACAAACAAGCTTTCAAGTAATATCACAGGATTCTTTATATGACGAGCCGGTATTATTTAGACCAATTATTAAAAACGCAAACAGTGCAGTTTCATTTTCTATTGCTTATGTATTAAGATTATATAATAGAGCTGACGCTACACAGATTATTAAAAATGCTAAGTTAACTTCATTTGATACTCAAAAATATGGACCTCAAATGATACAAATTAATTTAGGTGTTGTTCCAACTGTAGCTAATGTTTATAATCAAATTAATAATGATACAGGTAAACAATTGGTAATAGGAACCGGTGGAGCCGGCGCAGGTAGCGGTATAACTACTGCGAATACTTCGGAACAAATTGTAGAGAAATTAGTAGTAAAGACTAGTTATGTAACTACCTTTAGAGATAGAATAAAAGTTAAGGCTGCAATTTCTCCAGTTAAAATACAAACAATAACACAAACCAATGGCAGCGAAACAGAATAAATTATCAGTAGCCGAGCAAATTCAGAAAAAGGCTATAACAAAACAAGTAGTTGGTGGTGTGAACACTAATATATCATTAACCAAAACTGAAAAGGAATTTTACCAAAGATTTGTTAATCTTTCAGTTAATGAGATGCCGTTACCGCAAGGGGATGGTATGATAAGAATATCTCCATTTGACGATTATTTTCTTTTTACACTGTATGATGAGGTGGATGGTGAAGATACCCCAATTGATTTAAGTAATGTAGGAACATTATATTTAAACTTTATAGGAGATACTGATGATATAGATATAAAAAACCACACACAAGTAGAAGAAGTTGACTTATCACAAGGTGAAGTATTATTTAGAATAACGCGATCTGATAGTAAAAAGATATTAGCATTAAATAATAATAACTTTTACATCTCTACAAAAATGATTGATCCTAATGATGGGTCTACTTCTGATGAATCAGTTTTATATCAAGGTATATGGCTAGCCGTTGATGATGCAAACAGAGTAGCTCTTACTAGACAAATTGAAGAATTACGTTTAGAATACAGTATATTACTAGCAAGCTTACAAGATGATGTAGCAATAGTTAAAGCAGAAAATGCAGAGTTATTAAATTCTGCCGAAGAAGATGATTTAACTATTATAAGATTACAAAACAGTAATGACGAATTAACAAATGAATTAGCAGAGCTTAGTAAAGAGTTAAAATCTACAGTTATAGAACAAATTAATCGTAGAGCTAAGGATGCTATTGCACTTAGTCTTAAACAGCAAAAAAAGAAGCAGCAAATAATAGCAATTAAAAAACGTGCAAAAGTTGCACAAACAAAATCTAAACAAATAGGATTCTATACAAATGCTGCTAGAAATTTACAAAATTTTACAATAGGAAGAAATTCAATAGGAAACCGTTTTCGTGGATTCTTTGATAATGGATTTACAAACAACGCCGATAGAAGAAGATATTAATAAATTATGATATTAAGCGCAAGAAATAACCAATTTAAATTTGACTTCCCTAGAAATTTTATACCTGAGCCAATTGCTAAAAAGTATAAACCATTTCTTAATAGGATACCAGGCGGTTTAATAAAAGAACCTATAGATTATTGGAATTATGGTATACAGTCATTAAATTTACCAGGACCATCATTTGATCCAGTAACACAAGTAGATTATCCAGGTAACCAACGTGCATTTAGATCTAGCTTACCTAAGCAACAATTATTTGATAAATCATTAACTGTTACTATGCAGGCATTTGACGGTTATGTTAATTATTGGATGGCTGTTGAAATGTTTGATTACTATTATAAATTAAGTGGTAAGCATCCTTATTTACCTGAAGGTGTTGGTGTGCAAATGTTAGATGCAGATGGAACAGTATTTGTCACTATTCAATTAAAGGATATGTTTATTTCAAATATAGGTGCATTGGATTTAAACTTTTCAAGTAACACTATTGAATTCCAAACTTTTGATATTGAATTTAGTTATAATGTCTTAGATGTCGTTGTTAACGTAGCTTAATATATAAACAAATAAAGAATACAAATGAAAACCTTTAAAGATTATTTAACCGAAAGCAAAGAAGACTCTTTAGACATACAGGATTTATTAAATGAATCTCATGAGCTAACTAAGGAACAAGATGCTGCAATTGATGTAGCAGTAGAAAGAATTCTCGAAGCTCAGAAAGAAGGTAAAAACTTAGAAGACTGCGTTGAAGAAATAATTAATGAAGGTTTACTAGGAAGTATCTTTGGTGGTTTAACTGGTTTTGCTTTAGGTAAAACTATAGGTAAGGCTGTAGCTAAAGTACTAGGTGTTACTAAAGGTGTTCTTTATGATTTATTAACCTCACGTCTTGTAGGTGCTGCGCTAGGTGCAGTTATCGGCAAGAGAATATAATTAGAATGATTCACATAGGAATTGACTTTTCATTAAATAGCCCTGGTGCCTGTATTGAAACAGCCGACGGTAAATATCACTTTATAACTTTTTTTAATTACGGAAATCGTATATGGGATGAAGAAGGTAGAAAAATACCTAAATCATTTAGTGTGCATAAAGAATTAATGGATGACTCTGCTTTATTAGGATTTCCTTATAATAGAGATGTAACTAGTAAAGAATTTTTACCTAGAGAACGGCAAAAGTTACAAGATGCTGGAAATATAAGTTCTCTTATGGTTAATATATTTTCTACATTGTTTGAAGGTGATGAAGTTTCTGTTGCCTTAGAAGGATTTTCATATGGCTCTAAAGGTAATTCATTTATAGACATAATTCAATATAATACATTTTTAAGAAAGGAACTAATAGATAAGTACTCTATTGAAAATTTATCTGTCTTTCAACCATCTCATGTTAAAAAATTGGCTGGGAAAGGAAATGCTAATAAACATTATATGGCTAAAGCATTCCAAGATGATGTCCTTAATGATAAGAGCTTAAGATCTAATAAATTATGGAAATGGTGTCAAGGAAAAGACTTCAGCATTAAAATTCCTAAACCCATTGATGACATAGTTGATGCCTACTTTATACTTAAAGCACTAAAGGCTAATAACTAGATACTTTTCTTTCTCTGAGTAGTTAAAAATTATATTGCAACATGTTAACTTTGTTTCAGCTTTCTATGAAAAAAATTAAAATAAAATGATAAAACCTTTAGGAAATAGAATATTTTTAGATAAAGATGAACAGCCAGATAAAAAAGGCAGTATAATTTTACTAAAAAAAGAAGGCCAATTTGCCCCACCATATTCAGGAACTATAGTAGGTGTAGGTAATGGTGTAGAGGACACTGATTTTCAAATAGGTATAAAGGTTCTTTTCCATGATTTAGCTGGTAGTGAATTTAAATATAATGGAAAAACTGTACTAAGTTTAAGGGAAAGGGATATAACTGCAATAATAGATAAAAAGATTAGAGTAGTCTGAAACAAACTGACTTAGGGGATATATAATAAACAAAGGTACTAAAAAGTTTGGTACTTTTAAACTGGCGATAACAAGGCAAAATAAATAGGCAATTAAATAAGTAGTTTAGGCATAGAGCTTTGTTATCAATTATAAATTAATAATAACAAAAAAAGGCAATTAACATGGCAAATGAATTCGACATTTTTAATGTAAGTGTAAAAGATTTAGACACTGGCGAAAGACCATCTACCGCAGGTAGTGATCTCTATTCACCTAAACCAGATCAAGGACAGGACGGAACTTACCGTTCTTTAATTAGGTTTCTACCTAATGCTAAAAACCCAAGAAAACCATTCGAGCGTAAATATGTCTACTGGCTAGAAGACAGAGAAGGAAACGGCTTTTATGCTGACTCACCATCTACAGTTGGAGAAAAATGTCCAGTACAGGATATGTTCTTTAAACTGAGAAACTCTGAATCTGCTGTAGACAAAAAAATGTCAGAAGGTTTAAAGCGTAGAGAAGTATTTTATGCATTGGTACAAATCGTAAAGGATCCACAAAACAGAGATCTTGAAGGGCAAGTTAAAATTATGAAATTTGGTTACAAAATCAAAACTAAAATTGATGAAGAACTGAATCCACAATTTGATGAACCTACTCAAGTATTTGATCCGTTTGATGGAAAGAACTTTGAATTGGTTATTTCTAAAAAAGCAGGATTTCCTAATTATGACTCAAGTAAATTTCATGGAAATAAATCTCCAATGACAATTAAAGGTGAGCCTGTATTAAATGATGATGCAAGCCGTAAATCAATTTTAGATTTATTAGGTACTGCACCAGATTTATCAAGCTGGGGTTATAAAGCATGGGATGATGTAGTAAGAGGAAAGGTAATGAATGTATTATCGCAATTTACATCTCCTGGTGATTCGATCCAAAACATCACAAGATCAAAACCGGCACCATCTACACCAAGTGTAACTGAGGCTGCTTCAACTAAAGCAACAACTGAAACAAAGGAATCTCCTAAAGCTGAACCTGCAAAGGAAGGTGAAAAAGCAGATGACTTTGATGATTTCATTAATGGTTTAGATCTTTAATAATTATGGCAGAAGAAGTAATAATATCTTCTGAAATGAAAGCTCGGATCATTAATAAGGTGGTCCGAGTTCTTCATGCTAACCACACTCATCCAGAAAAAAGAAGAATGTTG